TATGTAAATAGGTTGACCCACTTCTTGGCATAGACATGATTTGAATAATGGGTAAATCAAAGTCTAGATCTTCGTGCTTTTCAAATTCTGCTTTGAGACCAAAGTATTGCTTCAGTCTATGAGGAATAAGATTGTTTTCTAGAACTTGTCGACCAAAGTCATTGAAGTTGCCATAATGCTTATTCAATCCATCTACAAAGGCATACCATTGCTCAGGAATATCTCTGGTTTCGTAATTATAGTTCGACAGGTTGAACATTGATCAATTGTTGCTCTGATGCATCACTATCAAATTCATGGAGTATAGAACCTTGTCCATCCCACATGGTTATCTTAGTTGATGTTGGATTACCTTCTTCATCTACTTGGTTTTTCATTTCTACAAATGCTTTGTTCTTTTGTAATGTGTTAGCAAGATCTTCGTCACCTTGAATCAGTAGAGTGTTTTTGATTACACGATAGATTTCTTTTTCTTGAGAAGTGTAAAGCATTTTGGGCATATCCTCGTCTCTACAGTTCCATGTGATTATAGCATAGGGAATACCAGTCTTAGGAACTATATGTTGCCATAAGATTTCATCACCCAACTTCCAGTCTACTAATGCAAATAATTCATCTCTATTGAAAGCATATGTAACATAATCATCACTAGATGCTTGTCCTTTGATTTTAGATTGCCACATTCTTTCACATACCCACCATGTGTTGGTTGTAGGTGATAAAACATTTTGCCAATTTTCATCAATGTAAAATCTAACTTCTTTCTTAGACTTTACATAAACAAACCAACCAAAAGGTGCTTCTGAACTTTTGGCTCCCATCTTGACTGCTAGTTCGCATGGAGTGCTTAAGTTTACTTTTTGATCTGCGTGAGAATATAATCTACTTGACCAATATGTAATTCCTTCTCTAGATATTTTTGCCATTATTCTTTAATGTATGTTGCTTCTGTCCATTCAGATTCGGTAGTAGATTCTACTGAACCTGATGCTTCTAATTCTTTGACCATTTTCTTTGCTTGTTTATCAAAAGATTTGATCATGTTTGCTTTTGTATCTTTAACATTCACTTCTAGACCCAATCCTGTTGCTACTTCTTCTATCGTTTTTTTAGTCATAGCATTCAGTTCTTTCTTATCTGGTATCACCAAAGTATCACCTTGTTCTTCTAGAGTATCTTCAAACTCTTTTTTAAGATCCTCTTTCTCTTGCTCTGCCTTTTTCTCAGTTGCTTTCATCAATTCTTCTAGATCGATTGGAGTTTCTGGTAAGTCCCCTTCTACTTCTATTTCTACTGGAGGTATGGGTGCTATCTCTGGTTCAATAGGTGGTACATAGTCGCTCATCACATTGGCAGCATCTTCTACTGCTGATGGTCTAGTTTCTATTACATCACCTGCTACAAACTCATCTGCTGTATCTCTAAGCATTTGTGCCATCTTAATTGCTCTAGATGGTTTTTTAGGTGCATCTTGATTAACAACAGGTGTACTCATTTTAACTGCTTTTGGCATTTCCTCTCCTACCACTGGTGCTGGTGCTCCAGACAATTGTGCCTGTAGTTGAGCAACTCTTTGCTGAAGTTCTTTTCTTTGTTGTCTTTCATTAGCAAGTGCATTTTCTGTAGAAGTTTCTTTGATTGCTTCTTGTTCTGCCATTTGCTTAGCAGTTTCTTGCTGTTGTTTGATTCGTTCTTCTGTTTGGTATCTTGCTTCTGCTTCGCAGACATCGCGAAGTCTAGCAATGGGGGACAACTCGTTGCCTCTTAGTCCTCCTCTTGTACAGACGACATCGACTAGGTTTACAACTGCAGTTAAATCTTCAATTGTTATATATTGGGTTTGCATTATTTACTCCATAATTTAAAAAATAAGGTCTTCGACTAGCATAGTGACATGATGTTCTAAACAATTATCAAAAGTATGTCTAGCAGAATTTATTTATAGTCTTTTTGAAGACCTTACTAAACGAACTCATCTCATACTTTTTATCTCAACAATTCTGATAGTTCGTTTAAATCCTCTATCAACTTATAACGACTTCTCCTAAGTTTTGCAAGTTTGGTATTCGCTGTCCTTTTATGCCTAATCTTTCGATTGATAGCATGAATAGTTCTATCAACCTTATGTGTAGGTCTGGACAACACTTTACTATGATACACGGATCACCTCCTTTATAGTTGGTTCTCCTATCCGTCGTCTGTTATAGTCGAGAGATTGTACTCACACCAGTCGTTCTATCTTCTTGCTTTTCAACAGGTATCTCTACATCGTCAAAATGCCAATCACAGGTCCATGTTATTCTATCACCTGTACTCTTCCACTGACTGTTTGTATGATCATACAAAAACTCAACTAGTGAATTTATTAGAGGATCATACAGTTTTAGTAACCCAGCAATCGGGTCAAAGTGTCGGAGTTCTCCAACACCTACAGATCCATCTCTATCATATTGGATGAATCTATCATCTCCTGTTAATCCTAACTTATTCATATAGAATATTTAGTTAGAAATAAGGTCTGGGAATGCTTTTTGTACTAAATTTTTTGTTAAATTTTTGAAGGCAACTAACTTCTTATCTTTTACTTGATCCATAAGTGATGCTTCTTCAGTTGGAATCTTTTCTAACATTTCTATCCACATATGTTCTCTCTTTGTCTGCTGTACATCAGATGCACTTTCTACAAAGTATTTGAACATTTTGAATTCATGCCTTAAAGATGACTCTGTTAGATCAGGTCCAGGAGCAGAATTCCTAGTAAAAGGTGTTTTGCCATCTGGTAGTTTAGATACGATAACATTATCGAACTGCCACTTGAGAACAGGTCTCAATGCACCATTCTTATCTGCCCAATACCTAAGACCCTTAATTCTAGTGTCCTCATCTTCTGCTTGTTCAACTGCAACTAATATCTCAAAGACATTGGCAGTTGGTAACAGTCTTATCTTCTCTTTAGGTATAGCAGCAAGAACAGGATCTGGTACTTGTTTAACTGTACCTGTATCTTTTGCTTCAACAGGTTGTACTGTTTGCAACTTTTCTTCCTTCGCCATATTTTGTAAGGTCTTTTTGTTTAAGGATCCTGGTGGACGACCTCTACCTCTTTTCACTTTCTCAGCCATTTTTCTAAAAATCTCCAATAGCATTTAATAATTCCTTTAAGGAGTGCTTCATCATATATGGTAATAACTTCCCAGAAGGAGGTTCCGATTCATCAAATGCTTTTAGTATTCTCAGATTCACTTCTTCAGGTATCTCATCTAGATCGATAAGAGTTTTGTTCCTTACATAATTACGATAATAGTTGTCGTATTTGTCGACTCCATTTATATACTTATTTAGTGTTGATCTTCTCATAGGTTTTTGCCTATCACCATCAACAATAACATCATCACCTGACAGGATATTTGGTATCCCATCACCTTTGTCACCTCTTAGGATATGCTCAGCGAGAAACTCCTCAGCATTATCAGGTGAAACAAACTTACTTAAATTCGGGGAGTACTGCTTAACATAATCATACTTCTGTAATTGCTGAAAGTCTTTATCGCCAGATACAATGAGAACTTTCTCTTTGCTATCTTTAGTGAGTACTCCGATGATATCATCTGCTTCCGCACCCTCTACTCGTAAGAATCGATAAGGTAGATTATTTTCTATCTCATCTCGTATCTTATTTAGCATACCAAAGATAACATCCCAATCTATATCAGATTCTTCACGATGCTTCTTACGATTTGCCTTGTAGTTGGGAAAGTATTCTCTTCGCCAATACTTTCTATCATCAGCACATAAGACTATGTCGCCATACTCATTCTTAAACTTCTTAGCATAACTTCTAATGGTATTAAGCACCATGTGTCGTAGCAAGTCTTCAGATATCTCATCACCTTTTAAGCGATTCATCTTCACTTGTACCATTACCCCAGCAATCATTGTCTGGGTTAAATCTACCAAAATCATTTATCTACCCTTAATAAGATACAATGCTCATTAATGCGACCATTTGCATTCTTTTCTGTTGAGTTAATTTCGTCCATTAACTTTCTTAAAACTAATTTTCCACCCTCTAAGCATTTCTTAATATACTTGGCAGGACTTCTACCAATACTCTTTTGCTTAGCACTGTTCGGTCCATATCCATATATGGTAGTACCTCTTACATCTAACTTGCCACGATACACTTGTAGCACTTTGCTCTTGGTATTATAAACCCATAATTCACTAGCACCTATGATTGTTGCAGGATTAATACTGCTAATCTTAAGGTTTCTATCATCTTGCTTGAATTTGAGTCGTTTAACTTTAGTGGTAGCATCAACCAATTTAGATTTTCTCATACGAGGTTTGAATTGTTGCTTTTTATTGTTTGCCCATCTTTCGGCATCATCTATAATGTTTCTTAAGAAACCCACGAACTTTCTTCTACCACTCAAACCCATATAGGCATAACCCTCTTTGAGTTGTTCATCTTCTTCTTCGTTCTTAACCTCAATGGCAAGTTCCCTATAATGAGGTGCAATCAATGCAGCCATCTTGGCATTTAGATCATGCTTCTCGCACCATTCGTACATATTGAACTCTGATGTAAAATCATTATCTATAAACTCATCAATCTCATGCTCGACTTCACCTAACATCTCATAGAGTTTATCTTCCATTAATTGCTGTATGCTTTTCTTTGGTTTCTTGTTATAGGTTTTGGGTTCGGTGGGTTTACCTTTTCTTTGCTGTAATTCTCGAATCCGAGTATCTAACCATGATTCTAAATTTCCACCCAATACTGCTTTGTGTACCTTTTGCCTTGCTATTCCTGTCAAAGATGCAGTAAAGAAACTATTCGGGATACCTAAGAAAGAACTGTAGAAGTCCTTATCGTAGTTTTCCTTTACATATTCATTCAACCATCTAGCACGAGTGGTGTTATCCGTCATGATAGCATACCAATTGAGAACAGGTCCCAATTCTTTGACATTATCTTGTAAGTGAGTTAGGATTGGCTCTGGTCCATAATGAATAGAGTTTAAATCCTTGTTTGATCTTTTAAGTTTTTTCTTCATTTTCAAATTATATAAAAAAACGATGGGTGTCGTATAGTTATTTCCAAAATTGCTGAAACAATTGATCCTCTAATTTGTATGCTTCTTTTTCCCAAGGTTGAGAGAAATGAACTTCATCACCCTTCCACTTTCTAAGATAAGGATGAAGTTCTCCCCTAAAAAATTGTTTGGCATGAACTAATTCGTGAGCAAGATTAATCATCATTTCTTCTAGAGTCAATTTTTCTGTAGTGTTCTTTGCTAATTCTATTTCTGCTGTATGCCTATCACCATAGCATAGACCACAAAAGATTGAGTCTTCATACTTAACCTTTTTGACTATATCTATAACAATCAAACCTTTTCTTTTGCGTGGCATCAGATAAGTAATAATACTTCTGGCATAATCTTCTATGCGATCTTTTTGTTTATGTCCAGATACTATAATGTCAATCATCTAATGTGGGTGATAAACCAGAAACCCATTTCTGAGCAATCGCACGAGCATCATCTAACGATTTATAACTTATATATGCTTCATAACCTTTATCAGTAAGCATTTGCACTTTATAGTCATGACTCTTCTCAGTGATAATTGCTCTCTTATCACCAATCCAGTATTCATAGATTGGGATTTCAGTTTCTAGTTTCTTAATCATGATCTATTCGTCGACTTCGGGAAAGTAGTTGTCTGTCTTTTCATTATATCCATAATATCCTACACTATTGGGGTTGCTTTCGTCAACAGGTGATTTAGCATCGCACCAATTACAATCTTCTCCCATTAGAGTATCAGTCGGTCCACTATCGGGACAATTGTGAAACCAAAACTCGTAATTCTTATCTTCTTTTTTCACAAAGCATTCACATTCTGCTCTGGTGTTACCACACTTTGGGCATTCTAACATTAAATACATTCCTTCTTCCTAGATATCACTTCTATTTATAACTCAAAATAAAAGGCATGATTTCCGATGGTTCCCATAGGTTTCATATCCTTACACCATGTGGGTTTAACCCCAATAGAATGATAGTGTGTAGCACCAAAAGTTATATCCACACCTTTAATGTTAGTCAAAAGCATATGAGCAAGCATCACAGAAGTTGCCCATGCTTCGTAATCTTTGGGTTCGTCTGATTTGCCATCACAATACCAACTAAAATGACAAGCATGCCTAGTGGGAACTTGTTCATCTCGCCAATTGGTTCTATGCTTTCCTTGAAAAACAACAGCACATACTTCATTGGGAAAACGATTAGATGCCACTCTATTCATGGTCACATTACCGACTGCTGTCATGCCTTCTAAAGTTTCACCTCTTGCTTCATGATACATGTTAAGTGCTAAGCAATACACATCATCTGATAAGTTATAATAGGAATCGGTTATTCCTATCATTAGATCTACCTTGTCTCCGATAATCTCTATCTCTTCAGAATACATGTCTTGCCTTAGTTGTAATTCTTCTAAGTATATTTCAACTTGATAGATTTCTCTAGCATTGAACAATCCTAGTATAATAAGCAAACCTGAGAGGGCATATGATATCTTTGCCCAAACAGGTACTTTCGCGAATTCAAATTTACCTTGTTTCATTTGTCGAACTCCTTGTTGATTGAATGACCTTTTTCATAGTCACCCTGTTTAAATGCTTTCTTTCTTTCTCTTCTGAGTGTTGTTGTTCTGTCATCTGGATCAAAGAAAAACATCCATGCTATAATCCATGCGATGAACAATACGATCATTGTTATTGCTAATTCTACATTCATATTCATATTATCTGCCTATATGTTTGACTTCATCTTTAGGGATGACTTGGTATGCACCTTTGTTATAAGCAGGAGCAATTGTTACACCCTCAACCACTTTGGGTTCTTCTTTGGGTGTTAATGCTCCTGTCTTACCAGAATCATAAGACGCATATTGTTTCGTAGATCGTTCTTCATTATAACGATCCAACCCACTCTTTTCAACTGGATCAGATGGTTTGAAATCTGGACGATATGCTGTAGAAGGAAGAAGTTTCTTCTTCTTGCGTTTTTTACCCACCATGGAATATCGCATGGTATCTGGTCTAAAGATCATAGGCATAGTTTAAAATCCAGAAGTCCAATGTACATAAGACTCTGGGCAGTTATCTTCCCCACAACAACAAGTTTCGTCAGAAGATTTTGCTTTTACTTCTACCACTGATTCGGTATATCCTGGAGCAGTATCTCTCCACTCTCTGTCTCTTTGAACAATATCTTTAAATTCTTGTATTGTCATCTTTATACCCTGTTGTCAATTTGATCAACTAGATCGTGAATTTTAGCAAGATCTTTATCTTGCTCCTTTTGCTTATCAAGAATCTCTTGAAGCATTGCTTTTATTTCTTCCATAAATTACTCCTCTTTTTATAGTCTTTATATCATACTAAAAAGTGGGGGGTGTCGTAAAGTCCTAAAAGTATTCAACCCAACCTGTTGCTATAAACTTCTCGCCACTCAATGGTGGATTACCTCTATGCATATGAGTAAAATAAGCAGGGAATACGATTGCTGTTCCTGCCTTTGGTTTAAATCTGACTGACTGATGTAGGAATTCAGTTTCTCCACCTTCTTCTACATCGTTAAGAAATACTGACCATGCTAAGAATCTATCTCTATCCTCACCTTTTGTTCCTACTATTTCGCAATGCCAAATATGATATCCTTCTCCAGGAACTGTTCTTTGCACTTTTCCTTGAAAGATTCTATAATTTGCTTCTTTGAGTACAGGATGTTGATCAATGTAATGACCTACAATAGCACCTTCTATGTATTCTATAAATTCTTTTTGATTTTGCCAAGTGATTTTGGATTCTTCACTTGTATAATCGTTCCAATCTAGCAATGACATAGATTCATCTTTCTTATTAGTTGATGGAGATGGATCGTATTCTGATCGCATTCTAGTTTGACCAGCATCTTTACTAAAGTGAAATTGACTGATTAAAGAATCACACTGTTCTAGTGTTAAGGCATTCTCATAGATACCTATGTGATCTCTATATTCTATTTTACAATTTGGGTTCATGTCATTAACTCTGCGAATTCTGCCAATGCTATCTTCTCTTCTGTTGATATTTCAAAGTGTTTAGATTTTTTAGTTAGTGGCATATATGATATTGGTTCCTCTAATTCTATATCAAGTAATTGTAAAGCAGAAGGAACATCATCTTTAAAGTCCTCATGATTTAACACTACATGATTAGGAAACTTTGCTCTTATAGATTTATCTCTATCATGGAAAACAAGAACTATGTTTACAATTTCTTTTAGTCTTTCTAGTCTTTCATCTATACTCCAAGAAAAGAATTCTTCTTTCCTTGATCCTGTAACAGGAGGAGTGGCAAAGTTTCTTTGCTTATTAATACCATAATCATGAAAGTATGTGAGACTGGATATGTAAAAACTTGTTAACAACTCGAGTTTATCTCTATCTATAAAGATTGGTATGTAATTGTTATTGTGAACAAATGTTTCTAGGAAAGGCATATGCTCGGAAAGCACATTACATGCTTCAATTTTAAAAGGTGGGAAATCTTCAGGGCAATCTTCAAAGAATGTGCCTATGCCTGTTCTGTATAATGACACACCTCTGCCATTACACCACATCATCTCATCTATATCTAGTTTTCTATACTTAGATTCCCAAACTGATTTAAGCAGTTCTTGTAGAACTACTGATGATGTTCTTGGTTTAGCAAAAACTGCGTATCTAGGCAACTTGATATTCTTTGTCGGCATATCTTTCCTCATCCCCTGTTTGTTGACACTCTATACATGTGTCATTATTCAAAGGACTAGTATATTTATATCCGCAATCAAGACATTCGTTTTCGTTTCTCTTTTCGGTCATGATAATCTCTCACAGCATATACTCGCAACCATGCGAATACAGTCATCATTAATGTAGTGTATGTGCCTATCCAGAAAGCACTTGTTATGTCCCAATGGTCAATAATAACCCATAAGCACAAAAGTTGCAAAGGATAATTAATAACAGTGCCAGAAAAAACAATCCATGATGTTTCTCTGGCAACTGACCTTTCACGTGTATTCAAAAAAGTTCCTTTTGATTAGGATCATAATCAGGATCAAGCATAGACTTGATTTGATCAATGGTGGATTTAGAATCTCCCGAGATATGTAAGATTCCTAACCCACCGACATCGGTAAATGATTTGATGTTTGATTTCCTGTCATCAACTAACAGATATCCAGGTTGAGCAAATCCTCTTTTAGATCCACCCTTTTCTACGCAGTTAACAATCATGTTCGGATCAACCCATTCGTCAATCCATTCTCTTTTGTCTTTAACCACGATCTCTCTATTGATAGAACCTGTTGCTGTTAATATCTCAGTTCGGATACCATGACTATCTTTAAGTGATCTGCAGAACTGCACCAATTCAAACATATCTGGATAAACATCCAAATGTCTGAATAATCTATGAGAAGTCAGTTTTTCTTTTTGAGCATCATATGCCAAATGACCTTGATGGTCATTTTCTATTACTACTGAAAGCATGTTCTCGACTCCAGATTTGAAGTCAGCGAGTACTCCATCCATATCTAAATAGATAACTTTAATCATAAGACCATGATACCTAAGTCAAACATAATGACTGCTAGTAAGAAACCTGATGCAAACAAGTAAATGCCAAAGGCAATTTGTAGCATCTTATTGGTTTTATTGATCTCACTATCAATCGCTCTCAACTTTTTGATAGTCTTATCAAAGTAGTCTTGGTTTAATTTTGTTATTTCAATTTCTTTCATTTTCACTCCTACATAATAAATTAAAAAAGGGTGTGAGGTTAACAGTGGCATTTTGCCCTAGTCCGAAGACGCCAGAAACCTCACTTTTGATTCTTGATTGATCCCGATCCCATAGCAGACTAGCAATTTCCGTTATCAGTTTATCAATCATCAAGTTAATCATACTAAAAAAGTACCAGTGTGGTAAACCCTTTTTTATTAAAAGGGACCATCAGGTAATTCTTCAAATCTTTTGTTAACGAGTAGATCAATAACTTTATTTCTATCAGTCATTGCTACTCTCATATCGAAAGATTCACACAATCCAGGTCTGCTAACACCACCATCTAATTCTCTTAGAATGTTTCCAGTGTTCATTTCTGAGACCTCGTCGAAGATTCTTTCGAGGGTTGTTTCATTTGCTAAGTTTGACATATTCACTCCTTTAATGTTTTTTCCTAGTATTATAATCATACTAAAAAACGAGGGGTGTCGTAAAGTCTTTTTACAAATTATTTTTGTAGTGTTCTACGATTGATCTAAAATTACCAAAGAATCTGAGGGATATGAACTTGGCTGGATTTTGTTTGTCTAATGGTACTGTATGCTGCAGAGAACCATCGAATATAAAGGGTTTGTATTTCTCAACTTTGAGTGAATGTATTTTGCCAGATTTGCTTTTAACTTGAAAAGTCCAATCTGAACTTAATGGTAAGATTAATGGATCAGTGAATTCATCTATACCATTAGGATGATAATCGGAATGCCATTGAACTTGATTTCTCCAACCATATTCAGACCAAGCAAAATCGGTATCTAGATTAAAGTATTTCTTAAGAAAGGAAGATACATCATTTGAATGAAGCATAGGAAAAGCATCGATGTTTGCCTTCACCATGAAAGGAGGTTCAATGGGAAAGTTATCTGATGCTGTAAGAAAGTAATTTGTAGAATAATAAGCATCAGGTTGGAATTTTAACTCAGGCACACTTCTACCTGCATAAGCATCATAGAAATCTGTCAATGATGAAGTTCCTTCTGATATGAGAGTATCTACTTCTTCGTCACTTGGCGAGATTGTTTTCATCACGCATAGACAGTTCGCTTTGTCTAATAAGTTCGCTATATCCATATTTTGCTAAGTAAAATGAGTCAACGATATCAGAAATAGGATGTTCTACTTCTGTATCTAATAGTTTTTTGAGATCTATGCCTTCTAGTTCTGTAAACTTTTCATACATTAGATCTTTGTTTGCATTCCCTTTGTTAGTAGCAAATTTCTTTATCTTTGTAGGTGCTACTACTATAAAGGGAATATTCGTCTTAAACAGTTTGTGTTTTAGCAGTCCAGTGTTTTCAGCAATGTGAAACACTCGTCCTTTACTTCCGAAACTGTAGTCCTCTAGCACAACTAGATCAGGATTATAACAAAGCACTTGAGATAGTGCCCATGTTGATATCCAATCGAATCGCTCCTCTTGTGAGACATAATCAGGTTTTGTATCCCCAATAATGTTATTCGCGAATGGTGGGTTTTTTTTATCTATAAGATAATGGAAGGTGCAGTTTTCAAAATTAAACTCACCACCTGTATAACCACAGATTGCTGGACAACCCATGGCATAGTCTATGCCAACAATATTCATCTACTCGTCGTAATAACTTTCGTTCTCGTCGACTCCGTCCTCCAGATCTAGTTGGCTGCCACAGAATGGGCAAAAATGTAATTGATAAGGTAATCTAAGATTGTGTTCAATAGAACAATCAGCATCACATTCATCACAATGTATAAGATATCGCGAATATGTGTCTGTTAATGATACCATTAAGTTCTTTGCGTTTTATTGATTTGACCGATTAAAGCATCATAACCACCTATCTTTTCACCTTTGAAAATAATTTGTGGGAATGTTCTTGCTTCTGGAAACTCTTCAAAGAGTTGCTCTCTGGTAAAGTCCTCGTCCAGTTTCTTAACTTCTATGGTAAATCCTTGTGATCTTGCAGCATCTTCTGCTCTTACACAATAAGGGCAGTTGTCTTTACTATAGATCACAACTTCTGCTTGTTTTTTCTTAGGCATTTTTGACCTCTACTATTCTTCTAATCGTTGTCACATCATTGTAGTCACCAAATGCAGTATAGTCTCTTACAACTTTTTCTTCAGTTAGATAACCATCAACCACTCTTGTGGTAATAATCTCTCTGCGTAAAACATCTTTTGTATCTTCAATACCATTAGGGAATGCCACACTAGTCATTGGTCCTTCTTGAATGTTTACTACCTTGTCATATTCTCTGCTCATAATTTAAATCCTTTAAAAGTTTCATTTGTTACATCTTGTTTAATACCACCCATTACATAAGACTCTATCTCAGTTTCCTGTGGAGCATTTTGTAATCCTCTACTAGATAACCAATGTTGTGTCCATGGTAATGGATTGTTGTTTTGTGGTATGTTGTATATAGCATCCATACCCAATGCTCTTAATCGCTTGTTAGCAATAAACTCTACATATGATCCAAGAAGGGAAGCACTCAGTCCTATCATACTTCCCTTTTGGAACAAAAATTCTGCCCATTCTTTTTCCTGATCTACTGCTTCCTCATACATTTTGTATACAGTATCTTGTTGATCTTTAATAACTTTTAACATAAGTTTGTCATTCTCAGACTTCATGTAGTTCTTAATGATATGCTGTGATACTGCCAGATGTTGAGATTCATCTCTGGCGATCAATGATATAATCTTCGCTGATCCTTCCATGAGTCGCAGTTCCCCAAATCCAAAAGTACAGGCAAAAGAAACAAAAAATCTAATTCCTTCTAAAATGTTTATACTTATGAGTGTTAGATATAACTTGGTGTACAACTCTTCTTTATCTATCTTATGTCCAATATCAAATCTTTTTGCTGTGTCTATAAAATCATCGTATGCTTTTGTTACACTTTTTGCTCGTTTGAGTATTGCTTCCTCTTCTAGTATGGTATCAAATACATCACTAGGATTAGGATATAGATTCTTTATCATATATGTATACGATCTAGAATGTATAGTTTCCATAAAGTCCCAAGCAATAATACATGCTTCTAATTCAGGCAGTGTAGTGTAAGGCAACAATGCTATTGCTGGACCTCTACCTTGTACACTGTCTAACAATGTTTGGTATTTAAGATTAGAAGTGAAGATGTGCTTTTGAGCATCATTCAGTTGCTGATAATCATTTCTATCTTTTTGTAATGATACTTCTTCTGGTCTCCAAAAGTATCCTAATTGTGTTTGCGTGAGTTTATCAAAGATTGGATATTTGAATTCATCGAACCTCTGAGTATTAAGTGCTTCGCCAAAGAACATCGGTTCTTTTAGGAAGTTGACTTTTTTTCTGTTAAATATCGTCATGTAATATTGCTTCGTTAGTATGAGGATCTGTTATGTTTGCACATGCACGCATAGCAACCTCACCTCTTTTATTCAGTTCTGCTCCATATTTGTTTTTTCTTTGTTCTGCTATCGTAGAATGGTCATGATCATCATAGATACTTCGTCTACCATCAAATGCTAATTCATTGCAACCATTAAATAGAGGACCATTCTTATCAACATAGTGAGTAAAAATATGTCTAGAATATTTGCCGACAAGTTTATCTCTCCAGTGTATAGCATTACATCCTTGATATGCTAATACATCTCCAGGTTCAAGATAGACTCTCGCAGCACCCATCTTAAATCTTTCTTCAAAGTTTTTACCTTGTACTGTATCCCATGCTTCTTGGTAATCAACACCCACATAATTTTGATCTGCTAATACCCATATTGACCATGGTTTCTTGTCATCTGTTTCATATTCTATGGGGAATGTCATAGACACTTCACAACTTGGTCTATCTGTATGCCCAAATAATTTAGCATCTCTAAAGTATGTTCTAGCAAAACTGTAAGTTGGTACTAGTTCTAATTCTAATGCATCTTGTAAAGGTTCTTTCAACATTAGCAACATTGCTTCGCCAAAAGGAACATTTGCCATATGCTCTGATACATATTCTATTTGTTTACCAGCACCATCAGGTGTATCTACAACTGATCGTTCTTGTTGCTTAGAACTACCCCATTCTTGGGAATTTTCAGTTCTCAACCAACAGTGCCTTGCGAATTCTATCATTCCCTGAGGAATAAAGTTTCTAAGAACTACAAATCTATTGCGTCTAAAGGTTTCGGCAGTAGGTGTTATTCCTTCTTTGTTCAATACTCTAGATATTGCACGCATCACATTCTTCCTGTTCAAATGGGTCTTCAGAAGCAGGTGTATTTATAACCTCTACTTCTTCAACCACACTATCATCTGTCTTCATATCATAAGTGTTTTGATAATATGAAGTTTTCCATCCATACTTATATGTATTGAGTAAGTCAGTTGCCATACTAGAAATAGGTACTTCGTTGTTATCATAGTTCTCAGGATTGTATGACCAATTACCTGAAATTGCTTGATCAAAGAACTTCTGCATTACTGCCACCACTTTAATGTACCCATCATTGTTAGGCATATCCCATAGCAAAGTGTAATAAGACATTAACTTTTTATATCCAGGAACGATTTGTTTCAATGGTCCTTTCTTTGACTTCTTAACAGATAAGAAATCTCTTGGTGGTTCAATACCATTTGTCTCATTAGATACTACAGATGATGACTCACTAGGCATTTGTGCTGTAAGTGTAGAATGTCTTAGTCCGTGTTCTTTAATATCTTTTCTTAAAGCATTCCAATCACAATTGTACTTGGGTGCTACAAGATCATCAACTTCTTTCTTATAATGATCTATAGGAAGTAATCCCTGACTGTATTTTGTTCTTTCGTATCCTTCGCATGTACCCTTTTCTTTTGCTAATTCATTAGATGCTTTAAGTAAATGATACTGGAATGATTCGGTAAGATCGTGAACAATTTTCCATGCTTGTGGATCATCATACTTAACTTTATGTCTTGCTAAGTAATGAGCAAGACCAATGTATCCTATTCCTAATGATCTTCTAGACTTAGTAGATCGTTCAGCAGCAACGACAGGATATCTTTGGTAATCTATAACTTCTTCTAATCCTCGTACTGCCAATTCACATAGATTAGGTAATTCGGAAAGATCATCTTTAAGTGTACCCACATTAATTGCTGAGAGAATACATAAAGCAATTTCACCCTCTCCATCAATATGTTCTAATGGAACTGTGGGTAAAGTGATCTCTTGACATAGATTACTCATATTGACTTTATCTAAGAAAGAACTATGACTGTTAGAGTGATCGATATTCATAATATAGATACGACCTGTTTCTGCTCTTTCTTTGAGCAAATCAGTAATCAGTTCTCTAGCACTTACTTTCTTTTTGGGTACTGAAGTTGCTCTCTCATACTTCTCATACATCTCGTCAAACTCAGGTGTACCAAAGGCATCGTACAATCCTGGAACATCATGAGGTGAGAATAGAGTTATCTCACCATCACTTAAGAATCTTTCGTAGAAGAGTTTACTGAGTTGGATACTGTAGTCGAGTTTTCTGACTCGGTTGTCTTCTGATCCTTTGTTGTTTTTAAGAACGAGGATATCTTCGATTTCAGAATGCCATATAGGGAAATGCACTGTTGCTGAACCACCTCGAACTCCATTCTGAGTGCAGCACCGAACTGTTGCTTCAAACTTTTTAAGGAATGGGATAACCCCTGTATGTTGAACCTCTCCTCCTCGAATTTTCGAACCGATCCCACGGATCCGACCAGCATTGATACCAATTCCTGCCCTTTGAGCCACATAACGACCAACAGCCATATCACTACTAAAGATAGAACCCAAAGTATCGTCAGAATCAACAAGAACACATGACGCAAACTGTCTAAGAGGAGTTCGTACCCCTGCCATAATCGGTGTCGGAATATTGATTTTAAATGTGCTAATTGCATCGTAGTACCTCTTTATGTATGACAACCTCTTTTCTTTAGGATAGTTCTTAAACAATACACAGGCAATACCCATGTACATAAATTGAGGTGTCTCAAAAACTGTGTTATCTGATCTGTCTTGTACTAGATACT